CAGGTGATGCTTTGATTTTGAATAAGCCTACAACCATCACAGCAGGACAAGCCAATGAAATCACAGCGAACACGGCAAAGAATACCTACCCAAGTGCAGATGCTTCCAAGCTGGCAGGGATTGAGGCAGGCGCTGAAGTCAATGTGCAGTCTGATTGGGATGCTACCACAGGTGATGCTTTGATTTTGAATAAGCCTACAACCATCACAGCAGGACAAGCCAATGAAATCACAGCGAACACGGCAAAGAATACCTACCCAAGTGCAGATGCTTCCAAGCTGGCAGGGATTGAGGCAGGCGCTGAAGTCAATGTGCAGTCTGATTGGGATGCTACCACAGGTGATGCTTTTATACTAAATAAACCTAGTTTGTTTGATGGTAACTATAATTCACTTTCAAATTTACCTAGTCTGTTTGATGGTAACTATAATTCACTTTCAAATTTACCTAGTCTGTTTTCTGGTAGTTATACAGACTTAATAAATAAGCCTACAATAAACAATCTTATTACAACTGGATTAGGTTTAGATTTAGAGGCAATAAATACAGAACTTTATTTGAATTTTGCAGAATTGCCCACGGATGACACTCCTATAAGTACCTCTTATTTTGTGTATGCTGATGCTACAGAAGAAAAGAAAATTTCATTAACAGAATTTAATGCTGTTATAGCCCCTACATGGGCAAATGTTTCAGGAAAGCCTACGACAATCACAGCAGGACAAGCAAGCGCAATAACGGCGAACACGGCAAAGAATACCTATCCAAGTGCGGATGCTACAAAATTGGCGGGAATTGCCACAGGTGCGGAGGTCAATGTAAATGCGGATTGGGATGCCACTACAGGGGATGCCTTGGTTTTGAACAAGCCTAGTCTGTTTTCTGGTAGTTATACAGATTTAACAAATAAGCCTACTATAAACAACTTAGCAAGCGCCAACCAAACACAAACGGGCGCAAATGGAAGTACTAGAATATATAGTTACTATAATAAAGGGCTTTGGTTTGCTTCTAGTGGTACAGGTAGCGCATTCACGGTGCAAGCAAAAGATATAGGAATTGCAGCAACAGCAGGAGGCAGTATTTTAATAGATGGGGAAGGCGGTACAGTAAATATTCAGCCAGCCAGTGGTACGAATGTGGGCGGATTTATGAAAAATATAACTACATTTGGACAAGTCGAATTTGAAAAAATCTTAGGTACAGATGTAACCGTTACAGACCCCACCACGGCAGGAAATAACGATTTGAATACAGCACTATCTAATATAAATAGTAATGTAGGAGCACCAGGTCAGCAAGGTCCACAAGGTCCAGAAGGTCCACAAGGGCCAGCAGGCGCTGATGGTATTACTGGAGTAATATTTCAAGAAACAGGAAATCTTAATTTCACGCTAATAAATGACGCTATAATTAGATTTAATTCAACGGATTTTAATTTAGATTCTAGCAATCCTAGTTTGTTGACGATTACAACAAACAAAACCAACATGCTTAGTACTAATTTGACAGGAAGCGCAAACCCATCTCACACTAATACAGGAACTTGGAGCTTACAGAATAATCTAAGCAATGGTGCAACTAGTAACCTTCAATTCACTAATACGCAATCGAATTTAATCTACGGAAAAAGCGGAATACTTGGTTCTGTTACCATAGAAGAAGATGGAGCTAAACTATTACATACCGCAAATATTGCTAATGGATTTGCAGAATTAAACGTCAAACAAGTCAACGGAAAAACAAACGTTATAGCAGAATTAGAAAATTACGCAAATGAGGCCGCAGCAATTGCGGATACTGACTTATTACAATTTTCCCTATACAGAATAGGGACAGATGTTAGAATAAAATTATAAATCAAATTAACATGAAAAAGATATTATTAGGGGTTTTATTTTTTGCATATATGCAAATTTCTTTGGCTCAACTTAGGGTGGATGCTAATAGTCAATTACATATCGGCGGCACTAGTCCGACCGAGCGGCTTGACGTAAACGGAGCTATTCGGATAGGCACAACAGCCAATACCAATGCGGGTACTATTCGATATTTGTCAAACGTATTTGAAGGGTACAACGGAACGGCTTGGGTAGATTTGTCTAGTCCTTCAAAATGGACACGAACAGGTAATAATATTTATTTCAATACGGGTAAGGTCGGAATAGGCGGAGCACCAGCTACAGCCTTTCAAATACAAGATGGCGGTTCTAGGATGCGTTTTCAGCGTTCAAGTGCAATAGATGGAATTGTAATAGGAGACAGTGAACAAAACTTTGCTATTGCAACAAGGGTGCAAGGAGCAGCAGCAATCCCAATTAATTCTTATTTATTTTTCAATCACTCTTTGGGAAACTTTGGCGTTAATACACTCTCCCCCACAACTGATTTTCATATTCAAGGCGACTTTAGACTAACAGGAGGGTTTTATGATAGTTTTGTTTCAACAGGTTCTATTGGACAAATATTGACTTCAACTATTACGGGCACAAAATGGAGAAATTTATCGGAATTAGGGCAATGGTTAGAAAGCGGCAGTAATCTATATACTTTGGGTAATGTAGGCATAGGCACAACAACACCAGTTGCCCTATTAGACGTAAACGGTGATGCCTTAATAAGCAGCATCGACATAGGCAAAGGGAATAATGAATTATCAGATAATACCGTTTTTGGCGTATTGGCAGGAACGGCAATCACGACAGGAAACTACAATACTTTTATAGGGAAAAATACAGGCATAGCGAACACGACAGGCGAAAAAAATACATTTTTCGGCAGACAAGCAGGGTATAGTAATATAACAGGTAGCGATAATGTATTTATAGGACACCAAGCAGGGTATAACGAGACAGGCAGCGACAAGCTATATATAGACAATTCTAGTACCTCAACGCCCTTGATAGGGGGTGATTTTTCGACCAATACGCTAACCATAACGGGAGATATAGAATACACAGGAACATTAACAGACGTTTCAGATAGTAGACTAAAAAAAGACATAGAACCCCTTAAAAATAGCTTAGAAAAAATATTAAAAATAAACCCCGTTTCTTTCAAAATGAAAGCAGACGGAAAAGGGCGCACTCAATTAGGCGTTATTGCGCAAAACGTAAAAGAACATTTTCCGCAAGTGGTATCAATCATTGACCCCGTAAACGGATTTTTAGGCGTGGATTATACGCAATTAGTTGCACCGCTTATTGGTGCAATGAAAGCCCAACAGGCACAAATTGAACAACTACAAAAAGACATTAAAAAGTTAAAAAAAAGAAAATAAAAAAGCTAAAAAATTATAAATCAATAAAATTAGGTAAACATGAAAAAGCTATTATTCTTAAATATATTCATACTCATTTTAGTAAGTCTTAGCGCACAAACTATTGAAATAACCCAACAAGATTCTACCTACATTATAAAGGAGAACACGGTAAACGATGATGAAAGTATCATTTTTACGCAGTCGGCAAAACTGGACACCGCCGAGGCGTTGGCTATTTTGTTCCAAAAGGCGGTAATAGCCTATGATGAAATAGGTCGCTTGGAAGTAGAAAAATTAACAAAAGAAAAAGCGGTAATAGCGTTAATAAGAGCCGTTAAGTTAGTGAATACAGATACCTCTTATACTAAGTATTCTAACGATTTATTTTTACCCAATTTTGTAGGGGATTTTGTTTTGCAGGATAGCACAACGAGGCATCCTATAGTTATCAATGCTAAAGGGGTAATAAGAAAAGACGGCACTAGAAAAGGGAGCATCAATATATTAGCGCCGTCCTTTGTTCAGCTTAAAAATTGGATAGATGGGGAAACGGTGAATCTATACAAAACTAAACAGGGTATTTATCGCTCCGATACGCCAAAGTTTATACTACGAGCGAAGAAAAACAGATAGTATTTTATTCTCTCTATATTAAAATTATACCCATGCAGATTCTCCAAACAATTAAAGAAAGTTGGGAAGCTATAGCCGTAATAGTAACGGGGCTAGGTGGTTTTGTTGGAACGTATTTGAGATGGAAAAGCAACAAAAATAAATCTACCAATCTACTATATGAAGAACTAGAAAAATTGAAGAAACGAATTATAGAACAAGTCCCAAAAGAAATTGAAGCGGCGCAAACAATTGCTCAACAAAATTATTTATTGGAGCAATTAAAAGAACATTGTCCAGACTGTTACGAAAAAGTACAAAATTCAAACAATGTTAAAAACTAATGCTAAAGATATTCCGCAAATTTTGGGGCTAGTGTCCGAAATTAATTCAATAATGGATTTAAGTTGGGATAACTTCATTTCTTATAAAAAGGTACAAGAATGGGGCTTAAATGAAAAAAGGATAATAGAGGGCGTAATTAATTTAAAAATATTACATTCTGAAAATCATTGCCGATTTTTAACAGCTATACCGCCGCAAAAATCTTTTAATATTCATTGGCACGATTGCTTAGAAATATGTACTGTTTTAGCTGGAAAAATGGCAGACAAAGAAAAGGGCAAAACTTTTGAAATGGGGGCAGTATGCAAATACAGAGCATTTGAAAAACACATACCAACCAACCCAAGTAGTACAGATTATCTTTATTTGATAGTCGACTTTTACAAATAGATTTATTAATTAATCTTAAAATATCAATATCATGGCAAAAGCTAATAATTATGGAGTTGAAAACATTAAGCGAGGGCTTAATGTAGTAGCTGGAATAGTTAAAACCTCATTTAGTGCTGACAGCAACCAGGATGGTAAAATTGATGGTAGTGAAAGAACTGCCTATCTAGTAAGTGTTTTACCACAAACTTTACCCTTATTCGGAATTTATGGGGGAATAGTAGAAGAAATAAAGGACAAGATTACAGCAGAAGAAAGAGAAGAATTAGTAGATTTTACTGTATCACTTGATTTTTTACCAGATGGGCGAGAAAACGCAGAAGAATATGTAAAAACCGTAATATTGTGGTTAAATTATAATATTCAGTTTGCAAATAAAAGCATTCAGTTTTTTGCTAAAAGCAAAGCCGCTTAAAGAAAATACCTTTACATCTTGATATTTTATTAAGAAAGTCTATTACACTAATATGTAATAGACTTTATTTTTATTTCTTATTTGTAACTTATTGTCTTACAGACCGTTTAACCTAACATAACCTAGCCTAACCTAACCTAACCTATAACCTGTAAACTTTTCTATATATTTTATATGATATTTATCACCCCCTTTGAGTAGGATATAAGATTTATATATATTATATTGTGTTCTTCTTCAATAAGCACTGAAGAAATTTATGAAACCAACACAATTTTAGTCCAAAAAAAAAAAAAAAAAAAAAAAAAAAAAGTTCTGCTAAAGAACACCCTGAAAAGGTACACTGGTAAAGATTTACTAATTTTAGTTCATCGACTTTCAGAACATTATGTTTCCCACCCTCAATATGAAGATATAGAGCTTTGGGAAAGACAAAAACATGATGATTTATTAAACCTCTTAAAATGGGATTTAGTAAAAGCCATTGGCTAAAAAAAAGCCTTTCAATTAACCCTAAAGGGCTTTTTTAAATCTTACTAAATAGGAGCTTTACCAGTCAGCACCAGGCGCTGGCTTTTTTATATCTTCTTTCAATAGTGTAACAATTTCAGCAGTTTTAATAGTGGCCTGTTCTTTTAGGTCATTCCATACATTAGAACGCCATTTTTTTGCAGTTAGTTTGGGTTTTACGATCGTTTCTTTTGCTGTTGTTAATGTGCCAAGGCTACTGCTTGAATCTCTTTGATTTATAACGCATCACTAGTGTCTTTAAAATAAAAGAGATTCTAAACGAGAAATGACTCAACATTACCAGTGTTGAGTCATTTTAAAGAATTTCTTTTTTGCCAAAGTAATAGAAGGCGAAAAGGTAATATCCATACAAGATTTGTGGTAACAAAGGTCTATGTTTTTGTTTCTCTAAACAACTTTTTAAGGTTAAATTTTTCTTTTTAGACCGTAAAGATACAAATTTAGTAAACAAAACCACTCATTTCTTCCTGATTTACAGGAATACACACATTACCTTTTCCCTTTCTAGTTTGGCTTTTAATACGTCTGATAATTTTACCCTTTTTACTTTGCTAACTTTTAGACTAAATTAAATTTGCCCCCCTACCCTCTTAAAAAAGGGTTGCCAGTCTGTAAGGTGCAAATCCTACCTTTTAAATCGGTGGTGTACCCTATCTTGAAAAATTGTTGACATTTTAAGACGTAAACTAATTGCATAATATTTGATTTATTAAGTATTAAAAATTGAAATTATTTTTCAATAATATCAATTCTATTATCATGTTCTGTTATGGAAAATTTACCAGTAGTTTCTAATAACTCTTTGTATTCCAAATAGCGTTCTTTGTTCGCTTCCTTTGTTTCTTTTTTTGAGGTTTTTTTAATGGACCTTTTGAAATAAATTTTTGTTCTATGTTTCCATTTTTCCACATCTTCTTGCGGAGTTGTTAAAATTGTTTTTTTATCAATTTCTGAAACTGTTCTGTACTGTTCTGGAAACTGTTCTAATTTCTGTTCTAAAAAGCTGTTGCCAGCTTGTTCAACAAGCGGTGTACCATGTACACGTGTATTGTTCTGAACAGTTTTTTTATCAATTTCTGGAACTGTTCTGTACTGTTCTGGAAACTGTTCTAATTTCTGTTCTGAATGTGAACCCATTAACCCGTTTTCAATAATTTCTAAAGGAATTGAAAAGGGCGTTTCAGGTAATGAATCCACTATTGAAAATTTTCTTTTTCAGCGTTTCTTTTTGCTACATAAGAAAGGTATTTACTAGGGTAGGTTTCTCCATAGTGGCGGTTATCAAAGTAGGACATGTACAGCATGCAGCCAATGTAGAAAAAGGCGAACAGCATTAAGATGAAAGCCCCTGCAATAGAGTTCCTTAATACGTCTGTTTGATAATTAGGGTTTAGTACTTTTTTACCTCTAATGTCATTTTCTAGGTTGGCTATAGTTGTTTTCAAATCTTCTAAATTTAGCTTTGCTTTATTTATAGACCCTTCCAGATTGTATTGAACACGCCCTTTGTCTGGTCCACTTTTTACAGTCGATTGTTTAACAAATAAATCGTAGGCAGCTTGTTCAGGTATTAATGCTATTTTCTTTTGTTTGATTTCTGCCTTTATGGCCAATAGGGCAGGGTCAGGAGCATGATTTTCTATGTTCCATTTATAGAACCCCCCTGAAGTGATAAGGATGGTAACGAGGGAGAAAAACAAAAACTTAGGCAAATGGCTATTTAGTTTATTTCTGAAAATAAAAAGTTCATCCCCATACTGGTCTACAAAATATCTAAAACCATATTCATTTACCAGAATCAAACAACCTAAAACAAAGGCTATCAGATATGACATTGTGTTGCTAGGTTCAATAAAACTATAAACCCCAAGGCTACTGCCAAACAGGGAAATTAAGGCGCACAGGTAGCTGGAAAATAAAGCCTTATTTCGCCAATGTATATTTTTTTGAAAAAAAGTAAGGGAAGCAGAAAATTTCTTTTCTCTTTTTGATAAGATAGGGTCTGAAGTAGCCAGCTTATTTGCCGCTTTTGTAATTTCATTCCAGGAAAGCTTTTGGGGCTTCCCTTCTATTCGCAAAGAATTATTAGGTTTTTTAGCAGTATTTTCCATACATTTACATTGATATTTGAAAATTGAAACCCGATTGCCAGCCTTGGCGGTCGGGTTTCTGTCCTTACAAATATAATGGGAAAAATGAAAGGTTAATACTTTTAGATTATTTTTTTGCCATTTTTGAATATTTCACCCCTTCATTAGGGCTAATTCTATGCTTTTGATTCTTTCCTTCAGGTCATTAACTTGAAATTCCAGTACAGATATTCTTTCTTGGTCCTTTGCATTGTTGCTGTCCAAGCCCAAAAAAGGCAGTAAAAATTGTTCATAGCTTTTGACTAGGGCTATAAAAATTTCTTTCTCTTTTACTTTTGTGTTTCTGGTAGCATGATTTTTTAATTTAAAGTGAAATTTATCTTTTGACTTAAATTTATTACGAATAAATTCACTTTTTTTAAAAAGTGTTTCTGCTATGCTTCCCACGCTTTTTCCTACCTCTTTAGTCAAGTATACAAAACAATCTTTAAAGGCGCTAGGATAGTCACTTAGGCTATTCAAATAGGTATCTAATGATACGTTTACTATCTTGCTATTCATATTTTTTAAAACTAGAGTTTTAATATAAAGTGATTCAGAATTTTAAAAATCTAATATTAAAATATTCAATTTACTTGCATATTGAATACAAATAGATTACTTTTGTGTTAACGATTGACACAAATTAATAGGTAATATAATGATAAATAAGGAATTAAGAAAGCTAATCACAGTGAAAGAAGTATTTATATTTTTTAAATGTAAGTATTCAGAAAGTTACATTTTTAAAGTATTGGATAAAAACAATACTAGAAAAAATGAAGAAATAGAGGCAGCAGCAGAGTTTTTGGCAAGGGAAAAGCTTGCCAGCATCAATTGAGTAAAATTTATTCTTTTCATAGTTACGGGTTTTAGGTTGGGCTTTTATGCCCGACCTCTTTTAAAGATTTTCAAATATCAAAATATCAAAATTATGTCATTTATTATCAGACGGGCAACAGAAGCCCTCTTAGCCAAACTATTGTTTTTTGTGTTCTTTGGAGAACCAGGAACAGGAAAAACCAGCCTATCATTTACGATGCCAAAGCCCCTGCATTTCGACTTTGATGATGGTATTCACAGGGCAGTACAGAAAATTAGGCCAGATTCAATTAAAGTGACTAATTGGATTGAGTTTTACAATTTTATTATGAGTGTAGATTTTGCCAACATGGTCAAAGAAAATGGCTATAAATCTGTTGTGCTGGACACCATTGGGACCATGATTGATAACCACATAATTTCCTACCTATTGACCCAACCCCAACACCGTACAGCTATAGGCTTGAAAATAAGTAGTTGGGTAGTGGTTTCTGACATGGTCAAAAGCCTAAAGGCCCGTTTTACCTCACTTGATTTGCATATTTGCGCAATCTGTCACGGCAAGGAGTACATGGAAGGAGATACTAAAAAATGGGGTTTAGATGTGAAGGGCAGCAGCAGAAGCATTTTATACTCCACTTGTGACATGTTGGGCTTTATGTATGCCAATGGAAATCAAGTGGAATTAGATTTTAACCCTAACAGCCGACACGTTGGAAAAAATATGGCCAATTATGGCATCCTACCAGTACCACAAGCTGAAACCATTCACTATGATACTTACTTAACCAAGCTTATAGAGGACTGTAACAAAAAGATTACTTCAAAAAGTGCCGCACAAGTCCAATATAATAAAGAGCTTGAAGAGTGGAAAGGCTGGATAGATGACGCTGACAGTATAGAAGCTTTTACAGCCCTACAACCACAACTGGCAGAATTAGGCCATCAAGTATTGAAAGCCACACTAGGGGCTTATTTCATGGGCAGGTTAAAGAAAAAGGGATTTCAAGTAGACAAGAAAACGAAAGAAATCAAAGCAAAAGAACCTAAAATAGTAGTCAATGAAAATTAATTTACCAGTTTCAGTTGTGGCAGAGTTTGACCAGCTAAAAGAAGGGTCTGAATTAACTATTTACAACCTTATCAAAAAAGCAATAAGTGGGGTTGATGACTTTTTGCCCTTAGATGAATTTGAAAAAAACCGATTACTGGCTTTAAAAAAGTTAGTAATTGAGGGAAAAGCTAAGGGGTTTGACTATTGCCGCTACCATTATATTAACCCCTACAGAAGCCCCCTAATATACAAGCCAGATGTTGATAAAGAGCCTTTTTTATATCGTTTCCATGTGCCAAAAAACAAATTTCAACTACTGGAAAAAGTGCCAGGACATGTTGCTTACAAAGCGTTTGACATTAAGGAAGAAAACAAAGGTTTAATTCATAACCTGAATTTTGAAAGAACCATCACTATTCAAGGGGTTGAGGTCAATTTGATAGGGGGGTTGGATGGTATAGATTTACTGAAGGGGCTACTAATAGAAACCACCGAAAATGAACCCGATTTTTTGGAAATCTGGAAGAGGGTTGATTGGAAAATTAAAGGTTTGATGCTGCCAGAATTAGACAGCATCCAGTTAGAAATTTTTCATTTTTGGGGTGACAACATGAAAGGGGGGCAGCGTTTTACATACAATGTACCAACTGACCAGACAAGCAAAATAGATGCTTTAGAAGCTATTCAAAACTTTTTAGGATGGATTAAACAACGTCCTGAATTATTCAAAAAATTACAAACTTAAAATATTAATATTATGAAGTTTTTTAACATTAAAGATGTTGCTTTTTTATTACCTCGATTAATGACAATCAAAGCCCTATTGCAAGCATTAGACTTAGCAAGGTTGGCCCAAATAATAGACCTATTAAGCGAAGGAAAAAAAGACGTTCAGACTTTGCAAATAGCAACACGGTTGGGGCAGTCAATAAGCAGTCAATACCTAAAAAAGCTTAGAAATTTTAATTTAGTTTCTTCCAACAGGGAAGGGAAACGAATAATTTACACACTTAATAAAAAACAATTTGCAAAAGTTTTAACATTGCAAAATCAGTTAGGTACTAAAGGTTATAAAATTATTAGAGCTATCTGTCACAAAGAAAGGATTGCTATACTTCAGTATATTGCAGACCACCCCAAAACAAGCATGAAGCCGATATGGCTAAACTTGAATTTAGACCAATCGAGAGTAAGCATACATGCAAGGATTTTAGAAGAAACTGGCTTATTGATTAATAAAAAATATGGGCAAAAGAAACGCCCTAGGGTTAACCAGAAAGCCCTAAGAGAGCTAAAGGAAGCCGTAGACCAATACTACACAATTGAAGTATTAGAAACCGCTTAAAATATACCTCTATAAGAGGCTACACAGGGGGCTAATAAAATCCCACATTTCCAAAAATCGGACATTAGCCCCCGTTTTTAATTTTCAAATATCAAAAATAAAGGTAAAAAATCAAATTCTATTATCATAATAGATGGTATCTTATCTTTATACAAAATAACAAAACAAATGGGAGTACAAAAAGACATTTTGAAAGAAGTTGCTAATTTCTTTCATGGGGAATCCAACCCCCAATACGTCACAGGCGAACAGAAAGCAGCCCTGTTGGAAGAAATGGCAAAGCCTATTGTAATAGAAACCACTACAGATGAAAGCATCTTTTCAAGCCCTAGAAATGGGTCATTAAATAAGCAGGGTCAAGTGATAAGAATAGTCTTACAGACCCCTTTAGATTTTGAATTACGGGGCAAATTAGATGAATGGGACAATATAGAACCAGTTGCCCCTACCACCTTTGAAAACTGGCTACAATCAAAGGTTTTAGAAGCTACCTGTAAATATGAAAAATACCCTTTTAGTCCATCATTGAAAGCGAAGTTGAAAGTTTCAGCAGCATGGTATAAGTGGCGCAAAATGATGATAGATTTAAAGAAAGCCGAATTAGTGAAAAACTACGAAAAAGCATTTTTACCGATTACTAAACCAATTGCACCGAATACTTAAAAATACTACCAAACAAAATTAATTTTGATTCATTTTGATTAATTTTGAATATATTTGTATTCAATATAACCCTCAATCTGAGTAATTAATTTTAAGGCAACAAGCCAGCAAACACTACCTAAACCGATTTACACAAATCCATAGTATAACTATTTTTACCTACTGTTGCAGCCCTTAGTGGCTGCAACTTTTCACAGTCTAAAATACATTAAAATGACACTATTTTCAATATTAGTTTTTTGGTCTTTTGTCAACCTCTTTTTATTGGATTGGAGCGCAGAAGCAGGACAGTAATTTTATTAATCAATCGCTTTCTAAGTGCCTAAAGAGAGTAATAAACTACACAAAAATGAAAAGAAGTTTTAAGGGTGTTTGGATTCCTAAAGAAATTTGGTTGAATAAAGACCTAACATTAATAGAAAAGATATTTTTAGTAGAAATAGACAGCTTAGATAATGATAATGGATGCTTTGCATCTAATAAATATTTTTCTGATTTCTTTGGTGTATCTAAAGGCAGATGCACACAAATAATTAAATCTTTAGAAGCAAAAAAATACGTTAAAATCAGAATAGAAAGGCAAGGGAATCAAATCATAAAAAGGGTAGTTAAAATATTAAATAGGGGTAGTAAGTATTCTAAACAACCTAGTGAGAATATTAAAGGGGGTAGTAAGTATTCTAAACAACCTAGTGAGAATATTAAAGGGGGTAGTAAGTATTCTAAACAACCTAGTGAGAATATTAAAGGGGGTAGTGAGAATATTAAAGGGGGGTATTTAGAAAATGATGATGATAATAATACAAGTATTAATAATACAGATAATAATACAATTAATAATACAATAAGAGAAAAGGAAAATCTTTCTCAAATTGAAAAATTAAAAGCAGACTTAAAAAAAGAAAAAGTATCTGAATGGAGCAAAGCAAAAGAGGTCCTAATGTATCTGAATGAAGCAACAGGGGCAACCTATCCACTTAATGCCAATGTGGCCAGAAAAATACATGATTTAATTATAGGGGGAACTGAAGTGCAGAGCATGAAAAATGTGATTGATTTGAAAATAAAACAATGGACTGGCAAAAAATATGAAACGAACCTCACTATAAAAACCCTGTTTGGGTCAAAATTTTACGACTATGAACAGGAAGCAAAAAAAGTTGCTAAAAATCCTAAACTTTTAAATCAAGAAAATGGAAAAGAAAAAAATGGTCATCAATTTGACCCAAAAAAGGCAGCAGTCCGTGAGCAGATTTTTGGAAAAGTATTCTAAGTTACCAGACTTCCAAAACTGTCAGGGTATAGCCAAACAATTAGCAGCGAAAGGAATCTATGAAGAAAGTAAAGCCCTTTTAGCTTATCAAGTAGGTCAAAATAAAATAGTTGCTAAAAATTTTAACGATTCCATCAACTCTAAAGAGGTTGCAACAATTGCCACAATGAAAAAATACAGGGGAGAGGGAATGACCCAATTATGGCTAACTAATTGGATTTTGCAATTAAGTAGGTTTTTTGCGGTCAAAGGGGGCATTGAAGAAAATCAGTTAGAGGTTGCAGCCGAATTAATAATTGAAGATTTTTTTTATTTCACTATAGCAGATTTTACCCTATTTGGGAAAAAAGCTATCAAAGGAGAGTTTGGGACAACTTACAACCGTTTTGACGTTCCAACGCTTTTAGAATGGTTAAATAAATACAGGGGGCAAAGGTCTCAGTATGCTATGCAGCAGAACGCCAAAAACCAAAGACAAATAGAGAGGGCAGAAAAAGCAATACCTATGCCTGAATATATAAGGGAATTTATTGGCGAATTAAAACCAAAAGAACCTAAAGAAAAGCCAACTTTTGAAAACTTGTTTAATGATGAATTGATAAAAAAGCAATGGAAAAAAGATTTTGATTCAGAAAAACCTAAAACAGATTTCAAAACTTATTGCCAACTACAATACCAGAAATTAATAAAAACATAACTATGTCAAAAATCAGAACCATACAAGAAAATACAGCAGTTGAAAAAGTGAAGTTGTGGACCAGGTTTAATGCAAATACTAAAACTATCCAGCGATTACAGGCAGAAAATAAAACAATTGAATCTGATTTGGCACAACTAGAAAAGCGCCCTTATAACTATTTTCTGGTCAAACAAAAGCTGAAAGCAGATGTGCAACAGGCGCAAGTGTGGGCAAAAGAATTGACTGATAGCTGGCAAGAAAAATACAACTTAGGCAACCTGAAAGCTGAATTTAATAAAATACCATTATAAAGATTTTGTTCACCTGAACCCAAAAGAGGGTACAGTTTTTTTTAACCCGTTTTAGATTTTTATTTCTAAGTCGAGTTTTCTTTTCTCTCAAAAATGTTTGTTTATAATTTTCAGGGGTTGAATTGTCCGTTTGACCCCTGTTTTTTCAAAAGGAATGAAAAGCCCAAAATACATAATTATTTGCAATTCCAAATACAAAGTAGTTAAGAAGCTGCCTAAAGGGTTTTTGCTAGTAAAAAGGGTTTTGATTTGTTTACCTGCATTCATTCCAGACAGCGAAGATAAGCAGCCAACCTTTCAACTAAAGTACCCAATTAAGAATAAATTTTTAAGAATTATCGAACTGTTTTAAAAATAAATTAATGTGCAAATAGCGACAAAACATAAATTCCCTTATAACTGGACCTTAGCAAATGGCTATCCAGCTAAAGGAATAGAGGACCACAAAAGCAAGGTTTTTTCTTGCTTTTGCGGTGGTGGTGGGTCTACAATGGGGTATAAGCTGGCAGGTTATGATGTGATTGGATGCAATGAAATAGACCAAAAAATGATGATGGCTTACCAGATGAACCACCAACCCAAATACGCTGCTTTAGAACCTATACAGACTTTTAAATTAAGAAAAGATTTACCAGAAAGTTTGTACAATCTGGATATACTAGACGGGTCCCCCCCCTGTTCTAGTTTTTCAGAGGCAGGGAGCAGGGAAAAAGATTGGGGCAAAGAAAAGCGATTTAGAGAGGGACAAGCAAAACAGATTTTAGATACTTTGTTTTTTGACTTCTTAGAATTAGCTAAAGAATTGCAGCCTAAAACAATAATAGCTGAAAATGTTACAGGGATTCTAAAAGGAAACGCTTTTGAATATTCAAAAAAGATAGTACAAGCTTTTTTGAAGGCAGGGTACAAAGTGAAAGTATTTACTTTAGATGCTTCTAAAATGGGTGTACCTCAAAAGAGAAAAAGAGTTTTTTTTATTGGGGTTCGGAATGATATTGCAGCAAGATTGCCTGTTGATAATTTCACTTTATTCAATGATTTTCCTGCTTTCAATTTAGTGTTCAATGAAAAAGAAATAACACTAAGCGAAATAAAACACAATTGTCATACCAGACCAGTTAATGGAAAAATACTAAGGCTTTTAAATGAAGCAAGGAAAGGAGAAAGAGACCTAAGACATGCCTGCAAAAGAATAGAGGGGAAAGGGAATAATTTTGCCTGTTCTTTGCTTTATGAAAATGAAGCAATCAGAACAATTTTAGCACAAGATAGAATGATAGTTTTTAATGAAAAAAGACAGCTATCAGATATTGAATACATAAGGGGTGGTGCATTTCCTAGTGATTACAATTTTATGAATAATTCGGTGAATTACGTAATTGGTATGTCTGTACCACCTGTTATGATAGCGCAGATAGCAGACCGAATTTTTAACCAATGGCTCAAAGGCTTAAAACTGTAACCTATGAAAACACTAACATCAAAAGAGTTCATCAAACAGAACCAAACCAGAACCGCAAAAAAGATAAAAACAACAGGTTCAAATCAACTGACAAAAAATGCAATTCAATTTTTAACCCTGAATGGCTTTGTATGTTTTAGAAATAATGTTACGGGCATTTTTGACACTAAACAGGCAGCAGCTAAATTGGCAAACAAAAACCTGCCTATTTCAACAGTTATCAAAATACTTTCTTCCTGCTATAGAAAAAGCCACGAAAGGAAAGGGGTTGCAGATATTATCGGCTTCCAGAAAAAAACGGGGGTATTCTTAGCTATTGAAATCAAATTTGGAAAAGACAAACTGAGTGCAGACCAAATAAACTTTTTGACTGAAGTAGTAAAAAACGGGGGTATAGCCATAGTGGCCAAAACATTTGACCAATTTGTAAAAGACCTAAATAGTAAAACTTATTTTTCAAATATCAAAAATTAATTATTATGAATCGCAAAATCTATCAACTTTGTTTAGACAATTTCGCAGCTTTTATAGGTAGTGTTATTCACACTTACTTAGATGCGCACTACAAAAACCCTAAAATGGTCACTTTCTTAGATATGCCAGACGGGAAGTGCTACAAACTTTCGTATGTAGAAATTGACCCCCACATTAGCATCATGGCAAAAGAAGAAGCGAAGTATCAAGCCCTGAACCAACCCACAACCGAAAAAGCGAACACAAAAGCCTTTTGCTCAAATTAGGCGTTTTAAGCGACTTTTATATTTAATCCTTACAATGTGCCAGTAAGAATTAAATATTACCCCCTGACTAAAACGTATGCCTTAAATATTCAATTTTCAGTATCAATTAATCTAAAAATATTCATTATGGCAGAAAATAAGGAAATAGCAAAGCGAATAAAAGGGCTGTCCAAAGCTGTCAAACATCACCACCAGATAATAAGTAAATGTGATTTTTTTAGCCTTTTTGGAGCAGAAGTAAAAGAAGTTAATAAAAAAATCAATGGGGTAGAAGTGAGGGGAAAATGTCAAACCCTATTGCCCCCCAAGGAGCGAAGGGCGCTATTCTGGAAACTATTAAACAACTTAGTCAGGGCAAAGTGGCAAATGGAATTGAAGCCGCTAAGGGGTAATGATTACGATTTGTTGTTGATTGAACAAAAAACAAAACTTACCAGTAAGACCGCAAAAAAATGGAACAAATGGTTGTTTGCTTGGAGGGATAAAAAGCCAGCAAAAACCATATTTATTAATACTTAAAATCAACATCATGGCAGGAGCTAACAACGCAAAAACAAAGCTATCTTTAGAGCAGCGACAAACCAAAAACGCTGCCTACAAATTGAATAGAATTGATAACGAAAAATTGAAAGCAGGTATTCTTTGCCTATTGTCAACCGATTTTCAAACGATTGTAAAAATAACGAAAGGGAACAAAAAAACCATTTTTCAAAAGGTCAATATAAGCAGATTGAAAAGTGTTTTAGCAGAAATGAAAGAAAAGAAAAAGATTGATTGGATTGACCACGATATTAGCGTTTTTATCAAAATAAGGGATTTAGACCCCAAAAAAATAAACTCAAAAGATGAAATCAAAGCACCCCATTGAAGTCTGCATAAACCCAGAAAAACAATGTATATTTGAAAAGCAAATGCAAAAATTCAAATGGTTCTCAATAGAAACAGGAGCAGAAAAAACTTTATTAATGCCCTCTTTTGACCACAAATACAAAATTAATTTTTGCCCTTTTTGTGGGGCAGATACAACAGACTTAGTAATTAAGGAAAAAGATTTTTTAGACATCGTAAATCTAAAATTATGAAATCAGAACAGTTTTTTAAAAAATCAAGTTACGCCAATTTTGTACAGGATAAGTTTGATAAAAGTATTGCTAAGTTTACTTACTATGATATGATTGAATTTGCAGAAGAGTATGCAGGGGTAAAGCTGGCAGTTTTGGATAGGGAAAAAAAAGAGCAGTTACCTACTAATGAAAAAGGAGCAGGTAAAAAATACTATATAAGAACGTATGGTTTTTTAGACAGCGCAGTTTATTGGTGGGCAAAAGATAAAGAGGGGTACACCTACGATATTACCAAGGCAGGAAAATACAGCAGGGCAGAGGCAGAAGAAATTTGCAAAAATAGCTATTTAGAAACCGCTTATTTATGTACTATTATTGACAATTTGAAATCTGCACACAAAAGAATTATTGATTTTCAATATTTAAGTATAGAACACATGGCCTTTAATTTACAAACTCTTTCAAGGATTAAATAAAAACTAAACTTATGCACGATGACAGTATTATGTATTTTGGAAAACATGAGGGGGTGAAGCTAAAGAATATACCAGATAGGTATTTCATGTATTTATACCATAAAGCTAACATACGAGAAAATTCAAAAGATTTGGCGCTTACTATGTATATAGAAAATCATTTTGATGTATGGAAAAGAAAAAGGTATAAAGATTTACCACAACAAAAGGAATAAAACTTATTTGAATAAAGTTGGGGGTGACTTGGATAAAATTTAACCAAAGTTACCCCCAATTTATTTTTCCCTTACTTTTACTGCTTATTTAGTTAGTATGTTTTAAGTAGGCTTAAAACTATCACAAAAAGCCTTAATATTGTACTTTGGTGATACTTTACATTAATCCAAGCCTTTCAAACACTCACATAAACCCAATGAAATCAAGGGTTTACGCTCTTTTTTCTTTCTTTTTGTTGTAGGTATCACAGAACTATCACAGATTCAATATATTTAATATTTAATCAAAAAAAAGTAATTTAATTATGTATTTGAATATTTTTAGAGTAATTTTAGATTCAAATTAGAGATACTTTAAAAATTAAGTGATACTTTTTTAATACTTATAAAATTTTTTCATGAAAACTTTAAAAGACTTAACGCCCGCAATTCGGGCGAAAATTCCAGCTTATAAAGAATTGGCCACAAAAAACCTTTATAACGGCGAAGAACACAAAACCAATAAGCGAAGCGACACAGTAAAGTACATCGAGAAAATATACGAAATAGCAGGATTAAAAAAACCCGCCGTTATTATAGCAAAAAATCCTTATGCTTATAAGGTGTTTTTTGAGTGTGTTAAAAGGAAAGAAAAGACAATTAAATTTATCTACGGTAAAAAAAATAGGTCCGTATTGTTGCACAGCGAATTGCACAGCGAATTGAGCAGCGAATTGCGCAGCGAATTGCACAGCGATTTGGTCAGGGAATTGGACAGGGAATTGAGCAGGGAGTTGGACAGGGAATTGGACAGGGAATTGGACAGGGAATTGCGCAGGGAATTGCGCAGGGAATTGCACAGCGAATTGGACAGGGAATTCAATAGCGAATTGCACAGCGAATTGGACAGGGAATTGAATAGCGAATTGGACAGGGAATTGAATAGCGAATTGGACAGGGAATTGGTCAGCGAATTGGACAGGGAATTCAATAGCGAATTGCACAGCGAATTGGACAGGGAATTGAATAGCGAATTGGACAGGGAATTGGTCAGCGAATTGGTCAGCGAATTGGACAGGGAATTGGACAGGGAATTGGACAGGGAATTGCGCAGGGAATTGGACAGGGAATTGCGCAGGGAATTGCACAGCGAATTGGACAGGGAATTCAATAGCGAATTGGACAGGGAATTGGTCAGGGAATTGAATAGCGAATTGGACAGGGAATTGAATAGCGAATTGGACAGGGAATTGAGCAGCGAATTGCACAGGGAGTTGGACAGCGAATTGCGCAGGGAGTTGGACAGGGGAAAAACTAGGTCACATTGGTTGTTTTTATCTAATATTTATACCAGAGTTTATTTAATGTGGTATAAATTTCTAAAAGATGAATTTAAGCTAGAAACAAAAAAAGCTAAAGAATTAGATTGCTTATATAGCTTAATTAATAAAACTTTTATTAGTCGCTGTTTTTTTACAAAGGGGTATGTTTTAGTTTTAAAAACGCCAACTAAGATAACCAGAAACGAAACCAGTTTGCACAGTATAAGTCAGGCGGCTATACAATTCCAAGGGGGGTATAATATGTATTATAGTAATGGGGTGAAACTAGAAAAAAAGGTCTGGGAGTCGATTAAAAACAAAACCTATACCCTCATACAGTACAGCACAGAAAACAACGAAGAAAAAAAGAGCGCCATAATAATGATGATTGAAGAATGTTACGGGCCATCTTATTTACTTGAATTTTTAGGAGCGAAAAAAATAGATACTTACATTAATAAAAAAGATAGTAAGTATTTAGAGGGAACGACAGGGAGCGAACAAATAGGCGTTTATACCCTTTTTGCTACTGAAAAAATGAAGTATGTTCGTTGTTTTTGTCCCTCAACAGATAGGGTTTTTCACTTAGAAGTTGAGCCACATTACAACGATGCAAAAAATGCAATTGCTTCGCTTCTTAGAATCCCAACCAAGCTAAAAAGTCACATTAAATCAATTCGCCGACAAGGTGAAAGGTTTTCAATTGTTTGGACAATCGAAGGAAAGGAAATAAAAAACACATTAAAAGAAAGTGATTGGCAGGATTTAAAACCAGTCAGAGGAAAAGAATATTTTGAATTAATGGAGTACGAATATTAATATTTAATCATAATAAAATTTTTAAAATGAATACAGTATTAACCGTAAACGTAGCACCAACAAGCGAAGCAGGACATTTTGTAAAAGGAGCAACTAAAGTCGTTATGTTAGATGAAATTAACGAAACTTTCGACATTAAAGGCACTAGTGTCTTAGAAACAAAAAAACATACAACTTTAGTAATGGAAGAAGATTGCACTATTTTTTGCCAGGTAGTTTATAACAGTAAACTAAAGCGATTAGAAAAGGCTAGAGATTAACCCCTACCCTCTTTACTTGTAATTAAGTAAAGAGGGTTTTTGATACTTAAAAAAAATGACGCATGGAAATAAGCAGGGTATTGCAACTGGTCCACGACCGAACAGGCAAAATAATAAAAAAATCAGACATTGGTTTAATTCAGTACAGGATAAGATGGAAAGGTAAAACGGTTTATATCTCAACAGGAATCCATGTAAAAAAAAATCAATGGGATAAAAGAACCCAAACCATCACAAAACATACTGAGGCAGACGAACTGAACGCAAGGTTTATCCAGAAGCGCAGGGAATTAAAAACCTATTTATATGATGATGACAACCGAAGTATTGAGCAGGTGAAAAACTTTGTAAAGGGTCACACTTCCAGACTAGCAGATTATTTAGACAATTACCTATCTTCTATTAAGAATAAAAGAGCAGCATCAACCGTAACAAATTACGATATTACAATTAGGAAAATAAAAAAATGGAGACCAGGAGCGACTTTGAAAGAAGTTGACCGAACATTTGTAAAAGCATTTGAAAAGCATTTATTTAGCCTAACAGCAGAAAAAAAGACCACTACCCTATCAAGGGGGACCATTAGCCGAATTATGTCAGAGTTTAAAACTATGATTACTGAGGCAGTAGAAGATGAATTGATAGAAAAAGACCCCTTTAGGAAATACGACAAAATCAAGATTAAGAATAAGGACAGGAAGAAAGCCCCCCTGTTGACTGACATGGATATTGAAAGACTAGAAAAGTTAATCTTAGTTGAAGAAAATGAAAAGCTGGAAAAATTCAAAGAGGTTTTTTTATTTTCCTGTTTTACTTTCCTACCTTTTGCAGACCTCAAATCTTTAAGGGTTTCACATGTATCAAAAAAAATAGAAGAGTTCAAAGGAACTGAACAGCAGGTTATAAGGATAAGAAAAACAAGGGTAAAAAGTGACCGATTTGGGAAAGAATTTTTTCTGCCACTCACTAAAATGCCAACAGGACCAAAAGCAATTCCTATCCTACTAAAACACATGAAGGGAAAAAGCAGCACAGCATTAATTTTCCCTTTTGTCAGTCACCTAGAAACCTATCACAGGGCATTAAGGAAAATAGCAATAAAGGCAGGGGTTTCAGTAGTGCCTACCTCACATTCAGGCAGACAATATTGTAGCAAATGGTATAAGCACTATACCAGACTGACAAACGATGAAATAGGCAAAATGAGTTGTCAAAGCTCCAAGGTAGTTGCTACCTATGCAGGGAATGAAAACAACAGATTAGAATATGCTTTAGAACAAATGTAGATGATTACTTAATTAATCCTTTGATTTGTTCTTACATAAGCCATTTATTAAGTGACCAGGTATGTTTTCAAAATACTGATAAGCCCCCCTTTATTTTTGAAGCGTTAATAGATATATATACCCTTAAATTTATTATTAGTATTGACAATGAGAGGTTACTAATTGAGTTAAACGGAAAACCAGAAATAAAAATGAATTTAAAGGGGTTTCATAACATACAATTAATTGGGGTATCTCAAAGCACAGTACACAATAGTTTTTTTTTACGTGCGCACACATACAAAGTATCTACACACGAATTGTGCTTATATCTCAATAGTTGAACAAAATATAGAAAATACTTTAAATGAAAATAACAGAAAATTGTAAGCCTATGACATTTGAGCAGTTAGCTAAATATGAAGCTCAAAAAAAGGAAAACGAAAGGATTTTAAAAAAGTTAAGAGGTAGTTTAAAAGAAGGTATGCACACTTATACTTTAGAGGGTTATACATACACTATTTGGGGTTGGCATAGTTTTTATAACTGGAAAGAATATCTAATTTGTGGAAAAGAAAAAACTGAATCAAAAAATGAAAATCTGGAAAAACTATAAAACAAAGGCAGCTTTCCTGCCAATGGCAAAAACTCGCAACTGCTTTATGGTTTGTTTTCATTGTGAAAGGTTATGGCAGCGAATACAAACCGAATGGGTTCACATGATAACCACCGAAAAAGGTAAAAATTTCTTTGTTTGTGATGGTTGCAGGGATAAAATTAATAACGAACAAAAATAAAAACTATGTCAAAAATTCAAGATGTAAACTTTCCAACTATCACTACCCTATTAGTTGAGGTAAAGGCGCTAAGAATAGGAAAAAAGCAATGTACTATATCAGTTTTTAAACAATTAGAAAGCCTTTATTTTAGTAAAGATACTATAGTTGATAAGATGGAAGTTTGGGGCTATGTAAAATATAAAGAGGATGACTATTATATTATTTCCCTTGACGGTAGCTTACATAAAATAATTGACGATAAGATAGATAGGCACTATATAGAACGGGCTGAATTTATTAAAAGGTCAATTGAATTTCATAAAAGTAAATTTTACGCTGCTATTGAGCAATATATAAAAAAAGAATCAAGCGCAGAATATTTAAGCGACCTAGAAAACGACTATGAAAATATTGTCAGGGCAGTAGCTAATAGGTTAGGTTATGAAATAGGGGCTAGTGTCCATCAAATGGAGATAACCGCAAACAATGCAGATTCTATAAAAAAATTATCAGAACTTAGTCTACAATGGGAAAAAGACGCAATTGACAAATATTTAAAAAGGTTGCCCCTTCAGGAATTTATTGAAAAATGCCAAGATTCAGAACAGCTTTTTATTGCAGTTTAAAATAAACACCCCCTACCCTATCCAAACAATAAATTTGACTAACAACCAACTTTAAACTATTTTTGTTAGTATGAAACGACCTATTGAAGTACAAGAAATTGAATTTTATAAATAATAATTATGGAAAATTTCAGCCCTGAAGAAATCAACACAATAAAGATTTTAGTAGTTTTCCTAGTCCTTTGGAGCTTTTGGAAAGCTTATGAACATCTTAAAAATTGAAAGCATGGCAGCAGCAAAAGGAAATAAATATGCAGTAGGGGCAAACAATGGTAGACCCCCAAAATATAAAACACTCAGACAATTAACAGTCAGATGTGATGAATATTTTAAACACATTGAAGGGGAAAGCCACCAAGAAAAACAAACAATTAAAGACCCTAAAACGAATGCACAAAAAGAGATTGATATTGAAGTTTGGGACAGACAACCAGAACCCCCTACTATCACAGGGTTAACCCTTTTTTTAGGTTTTGCTGATAAATCAAGCCTTTACGACTATAGAGATAAGCAAGTTTTTTCCCACCCTATAAAAAGAGCAATCACATTAATTGAGCATCACCACGAAAAAGGATTAGCTAACAAAAATTCAACAGGTCACATCTTTGCTTTGAAAAATAGAGGTTGGAGCGACAAAATAGAGGTTGAATCAACCACACAAAGCACAGTAAACATCACCCACCAGGAGGACATTATAACAACGCCTGAAGATGAAATAAGCGACACTTTAGAATAATGAAATGATTCACAATAAGACAAAAGTAGTATATTCAACCCTGAGAGGCTTAGGCAAAGGCTATGATATTATTGCCCAACAGGGGGGGACCTATTCAGGCAAAACTTTTGGCGTATTGGTTGCCCTTGCTTTGTTTATGCGAAGGACTAAACAAACATTAAAACTAAGGGTAATTGGTCAAACCAGAGAGCATTTGCAGGATGGTGCTTATGAAGATTTTGTAAACATAATAGAAGAGATTGGGGGCGTTAAAAAACACCAAGAACAAGCAAAAAAATTCTGGATTGGCAATTGTACAATCAAATTCCTGTCAGTCGATAAGATAGGAAAAGCCAAAGGACCTAAATTTGATATAACCTTTATTAATGAATGCAATTATTTAGCCTACCCTATTGCTAGGCAATTAATGCTTAGAACAAACATCTGCACAATTTTAGACTGGAATCCAGTTGGCCACTTTTGGTATCATAATAAAATAATCTTAGACACTCAAAAGAAAATATTATACAAGCGTTCTACCTACAAAGACAATCCAGCAGTACCAGAAAAAGTTGCTAGAGATATTGAAAGTTTAAAGATTACAGACCCCCAATTATACAGGGTCTATGCTTTAGGTTTAACAGGTACAATAAAAGGCTTAGTGTTTACAAAAATTGCCTATGTTGACAATTTCCCACCACATTGCAAAAAGCTTGGATATGGTTTAGATTTTGGTTTCACTAATGACCCTACTTGCTTAGTCAAAATTGGCGAACTACACGGGGAATTGTACATGCAGGAGCTTATCTATCAAACAGGGCTTACAAATCCTGAAATAGTCAAAGAAATGAAAGCCCTTGGAGTGCCAAAAATGGCAGAAATTTGGGCAGACCAGGCAGAACCAAAAAGCATAAAAGAAATTAATAACCTAGGTTACAGAAGATGCAAGGGGGCAAAAAAAGGTAAAGATTCAGTCAATCATGGAATCCAACTTTTGCAGCAATATAAAAAGAACATTGTTAATCCTTCCCTCAACGCCAAAAAAGAGGCAAGCAATTATAAATGGAAAGAAAATAAAGACGGTGAAGCCCTCAACATTCCAGTTGACAAATTTAATCACTTTTGGGATGCTTCCAGATACTACGGAATTATGAAATTGAAGTTAAGATGGAAACGTAGTGGCATTTCTAGTGGTAACGCACCTTATTAAACTACCTACCTACCCTAAATAGGGTAATTTTGAAGCGATAACAGAAGGGTTGACCGTAAAGGAATTACTTGCAGCAATCGAATTAATAAGACAGTTAAAGCTATAAGCTTATAAATAAAACTTAGCCCAAAAAGCCTTACTTAAATTAATAAGTAAGGCTTTTTCATGCCCACCCTACCATTTTTTGTATCAAATTTGCATTATTAAACACAATACATTAGTTTTGTAGTATCAAAATGCAACAATGTTGCATTAAAACATTAAAAAACTTACCTTCAAGCGCCAAAGAGGGAGCTAAAAACATCAAAAAATGTTATTTTCTCTTTTATGCGGATGTACAACTGGCGCTGCAATTCCTTCCTTAACGGCTACCACTACCAGACAGAATTTTGGCGAAGTGGTAAAAGTCATTTTTCAAAGACGATTAGATGGGGCAACTCTAAATGAATTTGTGATAGGTACAACAGACCCCAAATTAAAGGGCAGTTGGACTACCCTAAAAGCTGCTAGTGATGGTACAAAAGCGATCTTTTCACCTTATACAGAAGGCTATGAGGGAGCAGCAGGTAGTGCAATCAAATTTGGTGGCACAGGGCAAACAACAGGAGGCATACAAAGAGTTGTAGGCAAAGAACCTACACAAGTAAAAGGAACTTTCTTTGGAGCTTGGCAATCAACTATTCGTGAATTAGATGGAATTAGTTGTGAAGATCTTACGGTTTTTCTAGTAAATGAATGTGGACATATTGCAGGGGTTTCAGATGACCCAACCAACCCAACGACTTTCAAGGGCTTTCCTATTGCAATTCAATCTTTATTTATTGCTGACAAAACACACGGCAAACAGGCAGAAGATGATGCAAACGCCTTTGAATGGACTTTTAAACCAAACTGGTCTAAATATTTTACGGTTTTAGCGCCAACGGATTTCAACCCTGTTGATGATGCTGACCTGAACACAATCGCATAATTATGACTAAGGTTTTATTATATCATCCAGCTATTGCAGCAGATGGCAAAGAGTTTGACCGCAACCATGCTGACAGACTTTTAGCTATGACTGACAACGGTGGATGGTACGAAAAGGAAAAAACAGAAAATCCAGACAATGTCACTAACGGTCCAGCAAATACAGGAAAGACTAAAAGAGCCAAAGCACCAAAGGGTGCTAAAGGCCGCAATTAGTCACGAAAGGAAAGTTAGGTTTCATACCCAAACGACCCTTACAATGCACGACCAAACGGTTTCAGCAAACCCTTTTCTGGATTGGGTAAAGAAGCTAATTCCTTTTGATAAATTTCAGCTTTTCCTTTCCATGTTTAAGTTACCAGTCGAAACGGTAACGCTAACAGGGGAGATATTTGACGTACTTGACAAAATTTTTGATGGTCAGGATTCAGCAGATAATCTGCAATTTGCCAGCAGGGAACTTTTAGAAGATGCAAACAACCATTTAGAGCAGACCGAATTTAAAAAAGATTGGCGTAAAAGGTCAATGAATGCTTTTAAGACTAGGTTCAATTCTATAATGATTGTTGACCTACCAACAGAGCAAACGACCGAAAGACCAGAACCCTATTATTATTTTTTACCCCTTGAAAGAGTGATTGATTTTGAGTCAAAAGGGGAATCAATAAACTGGTTAATTTTTGATATTAACGAAAGCACATTAGCTGTTTTAGATAATACAAGCTACAGGATTTTTCAAAAAGTTGAAAAGTCTAAAGATGAAATAAGCCAGATACCAATTTCAGACAATGCACATAATTTAGGTTATTGCCCTGCTAATTGGTTTTTGTCCGACCCCGTAAATAGTTCAGCGCCGCAGATTAAAAAAAGCGTATTGACTGACTATTTAGCGAGCCTTGACAAATATTTATTTTTCCTTATTTCTAAGCATGTTTTTGACATGTACGCCCCTTACCCTCTTATATGGGTATTTGATGAAGATTGTGATTATTCAAGACAGATTGAAAGGGGAGAAGGTCTAGCAGAATGTAAAAAGGGATTTTTGGTAAATGAATCAAATATTAGTTTACTTGATTCTGGAGGCTACCCTCAACAATGCCCACTATGTCAAAAAAGACGATTGACAGGCGCAGGGGGTATTATAAAAGTGCCAACCCCTGAACAAGCAGACGGGGCAAATTTACGGCAACCAATGGGGATAGTTGAGATGGGAACAAATCAACTAAATTACACGGTTGAAGAGTGCGAAAGAAGAAAAGTAGCAATTTTTGAGGGAGTGACAGGAAACATCTTAGACACTTCAAAAGAGGCTATTAACGAAAAACAAGTGATGTCACTTTTTGAAAGCAGAAAGGCAGTATTATTGAAAGTTAAGGGCAGCTTTGAACGCTCCGAAAAATGGCTATTAAACACTATTTTCAAATTAAGGTATGACAGCCTATTTATTGATTGTAGTGTAAATTATGGCAGCGAGTTCTTTTTATATGATGCATCTACCCTCTTAGGGTTCTATGAATCTGCCAGAGCAGCCCAATTGGACAGCATCACATTAGACTTTTTACAAGAGCAATACTTTGCAACCAGGTACAAGAACAACAGGGAACAATTTGCAAGGGTTCAAATCATATTAAACTTAGACCCCTTTAGACATTTGAGCGCCTCACAGGTGCAAATCATGTACGAAAAAGGTCACATTGAATACAGCGATTATATTTTAAAAGTCAACTTTTCTAGCTTATTACAAAAATTTGAAAGAGAAAATATACTAGTAACTGAATTTGGAAAAGATTTGATTTTCAATAAACGGATTGAAATAATTAAAACAAGCTTAGAAAGCTACATTATTAAACCAGCCCTAGAAATAGAGAGGGCGCAATCAATTTCAAATGGCATCCACAACACCACCAACTAAGAAAACGACTACAGCGAAATATGAAGTTTTGAAAGGTGAAGAGAAAACAGTAGTTGCAATTGTCGAAAGAAGAGAACGTGACCCCGACACGGGCGAAAAGATTTCAAAACCTTTCACCTACAAGGCAGATAGTCGAATGTGGTCAATTTTCCTGAAAAATAGAGCTAGTCAGGGTTTGAAAGTTAACCAAATTTTGCACCTGCCAAAAGGAGCAAAAAACATGCAGCCAGATCCAGACAAAGGGTGGTCCACGATTAAGTAATAATAAATCATTTTTTTATAACACATAAATTAAGCGTAAAGTTTATGGCATTAACAGCAGAAGTCTTAAAACAACAGGAAGTCTTAAAGAGCCTAACAGATGACCAATTAACAGCAATTTCCAACCTTTCCAAAAACGATGAAACAACCGTGATAGGAAAAGAGATGGGAACAATTCTAGGAAGTATTGATTCAGTCATTTTAGAACTGACTGGAAAAAATAAACCACACGGCATGAAAACCAGCGATTTTGTGAAAACAGAATTAAGCAGTTTAAAAGCAGCAGGAAACAGCAGCGAACTAATAACGAAATTAAACAGACTACAGCAGGAAAAAGCAGACTTAGAAAACCAAATAGCAAACGGTTCATTAGATACAGCATTAAAGGGGAAAGTTTCAAGTTTAGAACAACAGTTACTAGATAGAACTACCTCTATCGAGCAGTTACAAACGAAGCTGAACAGCGAAAAAGAAAAGTACCAAAGCGATTTAGAGGGCTTGAAATGGCAAGCAGAATTTGGACAAGCCTTAAACGGCTTCGCTTATAAGTCAGAAGATATTATCCCAAAGGCTTTGAGAGATTCGCACCTGTTGAGCGTAAAACAGGCAGTAAAAGGAAGGGTGAAAATGGATTTTGTTGACCAAGGTGGAGTAAAGAAAACAGTTTACCGCAATGAAGATGGGATTTTGATAACATCACCAAACGACCCAAGCCAGCCAGCTAGTTTGCTGGAAATTATGACCCCAGACATAGCGCCAATCATGGCAACAGGCCACACGGCAGCAGGAGCAGGAACACAAGCAGCAGGAGCAGGAAAAGGGGCAGCAGGTAGTATAAGCATTTCAGGGGCAAAAACGAAAGTAGAAGCCACCGCAATGATTGAAAAGCAATTAGCTACCCAAGGAATTGCCAGAAATACAGCCGAATATCAAACAAAATTAAAGGAAGCTTATAGTCAAAATGATATAGCTGCCTTACCATTAATATAATATAATATAATACACCGCAACAAGTGCCAAAGTTGCCAACATTTTTTAACCTAAAAATTCATTATTATGAGTTTAGTAGCAACTTTGGCGCTTGAATTTAGAGAAAAATCCCCTAGATTTGATAGTGCTGAATTAAGAGTAACCAGCGCAGGGGTTCACAATGCCTTTATGAGGCAAACCCAAGGGGCGCAGTCTTTTATCACCCCCCAATTAGCGCAACGTGCTTTTTCAAGTGCTGGAAATACCTTAAAAATACCTGTTATCAATTACAAAGATGTGACTGTAAGAAGTACACGCCCTTTAACAATTGCAGCAGATGAAAATACAAGTGCATTCTATACCGTAGTGTTTACCACTTTGGCTTATGGATTTGCAATGTATCCTGCCCAACATTACAACAATGATGTTGACATGCAGTTAGATTTTGATAAGAAGTACCAGGCAATGATTGTCAAAATGAAAACCACTTTAGAGGGTTTGGCAGTTACGGCATTAGATGCTGCAAAAACGCAAGTAATTGGAGAGGTGACGGGAGATAATAATACCTTTGCTTCAAATGTAGTAAGTGAAACGACAATAGCAGACCTGAAAAGTGCCTACATTGTACACGACCTTGACCCTATGATGCAATCAAATGATTTTGATTTGTTCGGAGGTGATATTGTCGGAAATCAAGGCTTGAAAGCGATTACTAACCGAATGGAAGGATTTGGGGAATACAACCAGGAGAACAAAACGCTGCCTTTTGCAGATAAGTTTTTCGGTTTTTCAAATAGCATTTCTAATGCTGCTTTGAAATCTGCAACAGGTTATGCAATCACAGATGGTACTTTAGGTATGTTGACCAGAGTTGAACCAGACGCAATTATGGGAACTAAATTAGGTACTTCGCATGAGTGGGGAACTGTTGAAATCCCATTATTGGGTATCAATTCAGGTTATTATTCCTATGAGGCAGCAGTCGATGCAAGTAGTGTAGCAGGAGGCGCAACCGCCCACCTAACCAGAACAGGTGCAAGATTTGTTGATTTTGCTTTTGATGTGGCTTATGTTGTTAAGTATAATTCCGACCGTTCTACGATTCCTTCAGGGATTATTAAGTTTGATGTACAGACGGCCTAATTAGATTAGATTTAATCAGACTAATCCATAAATCAATAAAGGGGGTCTTTCGGTGCTGTTAGCCCCCTTTGTTTTATCTTTTCTTATGTTCAATGTTTCAACTATTAAGGCAGGTCTTTTGGGTTTAGTTGGCTATCGTCAAAACTATGACCCAAGCGGTACACAATTACAAGCAATGACCACCAGCGAAAGCGGTCTATTTGTGAATGATGCCAGCGCCTTATTGACGTTTCAGAACATGTTGAGCGCAGCACCTCAATTTGATTTGGTGACTGTTCCAGCATGGAACAATGCAACAGCGTACACAATTGGGCAAATAGTGAAAGTTAGTAGTATAGACTATATTTGTATTGCTGCCAACACTAACCAAACGCCACCAGACGCAACCTACTGGAAAATTTATTACCCTTTTACCAATTGGCTACAAGAAAGAACAGAACAGGGAATTATAAGCCTGTTAAATAAGTGGGCAGAACTGAAGGTAAAAAGAAAGACAGCAAAAAATCTACTTTCCAGAAGTCAATTATTTGAACGCACAGGAAATTTTGTGGACCTAGTAGACGTGAGAGATTACAGGGTAGGCTTTGAAATTATACCCTATAAGAGCAGGGGGGTAATTCAAAGGATTACTAAGATAGGTTTGCAATTTACACAAAATCAGACTATTCCAATCAAGCTTTTTCAATCTGGACAAAAAACAGAAATACACACCTTCAACTTTGTTTACACGGGTGCAGGTTCGGTGCAATGGTTTGACCTTGCTAGCTTGGACGTTGTTTGGAGCATGGCAGGGGGTAATTCTTATTATCTGGAATATGATTTGAATGTAATTACTGGCAATCCAATCAACGGGGTCTATGACTATTCATTAAGCTATGAAAATAGCGGTTTCGGTCGATTGGGTTTGTTTACTTTTAATAAATTTTTTGGGGTTCATGGCTTCCAGACTACTGAGGCTTTGACCACGTTGGGGGACCTCACAAAAAACGCCTACAACTATTCTACTAACTACGGTATCAATTTACAGTTTGATGTCAGGGCAGATTATACAGACTTTATTTTAGAGCAAAAGAGCCTATTTGCTACTGCTATTCAAAAGCAAATTGCAGTCAATTTAGTGAAACAATTGGCAGCGAATGCAGAAAGCAGAGTAAATAGGAATATCAATGTAGATTGGCAAAAAATGCAGTTTGAATTGTTCGGAGATACCCAAAGCACAGGAAAGCCAATGGGTTTAGTCCATGAGCTTAATAGTGCTATAGATGCCATACAATTTGACACCAGCAACATTGACAGGATATTGTTACCCTCTAAGCGAACAGGGGTTAATTATAGTGTAGTATAATGCCATTTTCTGCACACATACAAATATTAACAGACTTTGAAAAGGAAAAGGATAAACTTTTATTAGAGGCTGTCAGGGACTTTGAAAAAGAAATTATTCTATTCAACCAGGAGCAGTTGCAAGATGGGGAACTAAGCACAGGACAGGATATTACGCCACCCTATAGACCCTTTACAATAAGCGTAAAAAAAGGAAAAGGGCAGGTTTATGATAGGGTAACTTTATTAGATACAGGTGACTATTATAGTAAGTTTTTCCTAGTCTATTTCAAAGATAAATTTTCTATTGAATCTACAGACCGAAAAGCCCTATCATTAGAATTAAAATACAGTATTGATATTTTGGGATTGAATGACAAAAATTTACAGGGAACTATTGATTTAATCAAGCCAAATTTTATAGACAGATTCAGAAAAGCATTAAATGAATAATCCAGTACAACCAACTTTAGTCACCCCTACCCTATTTGATAAGGCTTTTAATGAAATTGGGGGCGTTCTAACAACTGAATTAAGTTGGTTGACTAATGCTTATAGACAAGCTGAAAAAATACCTATCCAGCGCAATAATAGGGCATCCTATGAACCCCATATATACGTAGGACGTCAAGACTACCCAAACGAATATTTGAACCTGTTGCCAGATGAATACTTAGAAAATCATTGTTTTTTTTTGGTAGATGACGGGGTAAATATAGCAGAGAGAAAAGGGCAATTAGGTGATTTTTTTGGTACTTATTCTTTGATATTTTGGTGGGATTACAGAACAGCCCACCCTACTGACCACCTGCAAAGGACAATTGAAAACGTAAAAAGAGATATTCTAGTTTTATTGGCAAAAACAGCTTTCAAAACCTGTTCAATTACTATCCAAAAAACTTATGTAGAAGCTAAGAATATTTATAAGGGGTTTGATATTCAAGACGCAAAGCAGCAATTCCTTATGCGTCCGTATGGTGGCCTTAGAATAGAAGGACAAATTAAAATTAAACAGAATTGTAATTAAAAATCAAAATCAAAATGTATGGAAAAGGTATTACAAATTATATTCCAATTATTACCCTTCTTAAATGGGTGGTTCAATAATCCTATCAAAAAAAAAGCCCGATTGGTTCGCAAGCTGAACAGGTGGGAGAAAAAGGGCAAAATAAGCAAAGAAGAGAAAATGGAACTTCTGAAAGAATTAGGGATAGAATTGACCCCAACAATCCAGACAGCAGCCCGAAACCTAGAATTGAGCAACCCACAATCAACAAATTATTCCTAGATAATCACAACAGACCAGCACTAAATAGACCCGAATTTTACCAAATCAGAGAACTAAAAGCAATTGTACTGCATTGGACAGCGAACCTAAACAAGGGCGCAAATGCAAAAGCAAACAGGGACTATTTCAATAGCACACAAAGGAAAGCCAGTGCGCACTTTATTGTAGATGAAAAAGAAGTAATACAATGTTTACCGCTTAATGAAGTGGCCTATCATTGTGGAGATAGAAACCACCGAATTTTAAAAAAGGACGTGAAAAAATATGGGTACACTAAATTTGGTTTTTCCCTTTTGGATGAAAAAAGATTAACCCCAAATTTCTATACTATAGGGGTTGAAATGTGTGTAAATAGTGATGGTGATTTCAAAGAAACTTTAAGGAGAACAGTAAAATTAATTCGATACCTTAAAAGCATTCATGGTAATGTTCCTTTAGTCCGACATTATGATATAACAGGCAAAAAATGCCCAAAGCATAAAGTACATGGAAAGTGGAAAATGATTGATAAGATTGATTGGAAATTACTTTTAGAATATTGTAAAATATAAAACTATGTTAGATAAACAGATAATTGATAAGGCAATCAAAAAGGCAGAATCAGAGCAGCGCAGCCACTTTAGAATATTGGAAGCACAAGAGAAGGAGATAGGGGAAATATCAAAGCAGATTAGAGTGCAAAAAAAACTGATTATAGCCGCAAAGGATAAGCTGACAGTTTTACAACTGAACAAAGAAATGAAAGCAGAACAATTGCAAGAAATGAAGATTCGAGAAGCCGAAATAAAAGGCAATAGAGGGGCTTTTTTAGAAATGCATAAAACTACTATTGTAGCATGATTACAGAAAAGTTCAATGGTCATAAAATAGTATTATTTGATTCTATTGAGAATCTACCTATTAACCGTTTCCAAGCGTTTCAGGTGGCTTTGTCGATTGATTCAGGTATTGGTGGTGATATGGAAAGTGTGGGCAGTCATATAACTATGCTAGGCAAATATATAACCAGCGATAAGAAAGAAGAGGCTTTACAGCAATTGGCCAACTTTCAACAATCCTTGATTTTTGTTATTAGCAACATCAACCCCAAACACAATGCCTTTGCCTGTTTGGTTCATTCGATTGATGGACAGGAAAGAACAGATATTAGTGAATCTGGCATCAAAGAAACTTTAGAAATATTAGCAAAGCAAAAATTCACAGCAGGAAAAATAGGGCAACTGCTTAATACTTTAAAAAAAAAATTATTGTCGGAATTATCTACCTGTTTTCCTTCCTTATCTGGAAAAGGAAAAGAGTTGGAATATTACAGCAAAATAAAGAGTAGGGTTATTTTCAGTTTAAGAAAAATCCAAGGGGTTCAGGTTGATGAAAAAATCGCTGCTATTGATGACTACTTATTGCGCCTTTTACGCCCTAAAAGTTTTGAAGGTACAAACGGTTTAGAGATAGCGCAAAAGAAACAATTTGAGACAATTTGCAGCCTTATATCTCAACACATGAATATAACAGAACCGCAAAAATTAACCGTGTTCGGTTTTTCCAGCAGGTTGGAAATTTTAAAGAAACAATTGAATAAAAAATAAATTTTGGCCAATCCAATTAAAAATAGTGACCTCTATAATGATGACGGTAGTTTAAAAAAGTTAATAGCTGATTTAGAAGCTGCAACGGCTGCTTATAAAAAAATGGTGGACACTATCAAAGGTGAAGCGGTGAAATTGGAAGTTAGCTTAAAGAACGTAAACAATACAACAGAAGAAGGAAGAAAAGAAACCGTAAAAGCAGCAAAGGCAACAGACGAAATGCAAAAGCAAGTTGATAAGTACAACAAAGCTATGCAGCAAAACGCAATTGATATTGAAGAAGCCAAAAGAGCAGTAAAAGAACTTAACAGGAACAATAGAGCGCAAGCCAGACTAAATGCTTCCTTAGAGGGCAGTTATGATGCCCTTTCTGCACAGTACACTATTAACAAACAGACATTAAATGCAATGTCAAAGGAAATGAGGGCAGCAGGTGGTGCAGGGGAAAAACTAGAAAAGCAGACTAAAGAGATTTATGAAGAAATGAAACGGCTGCAAGAAGCAACAGGAAAGCATACTTTGTCAGTTGGTGATTATGCCAAAGCAGTTAGGGGCTTGCCTGGTCCTTTGGGCAGGTGGGCAACCGAATTGACAGGCATAAAAGAGGGGCTAAATGGTGGAAAAGTGGCACTAAGGGCAATGATTAAGCAAACAGGCGTTTTTAAAGTGGCTTTAGCCGCAACAGGCATAGGTGCTGTTGTTCTTTTATTAGGGGCATTATACACCAACCTAACCAGAACACAAAAAGGGCTTGACGCTGTTAATCGGTTCACAGCAGGATTAAGTGCTGTTTTTGATGTGGTGATAGATAGGGTTGCCACATTTGGGGGCGCTATTGTCAAATTATTGAAAGGTGACTTTGAAGGAGCTTGGACAGATGCAAAGGCAAGCGTTTCAGGATTTGGTACTGAAGTAGTAACTGAATTTAACAAAGCCAGCCAGATAGAAGGGGTAATGCAGGGTATCAAAGAAGAAACACAAAAACTAGAGGTACAAACAGCACGTACAAGGGCAGAAATAAAAAAACTTAATCTAGTTGCTGAAGATACGACTAAAAGCACCAAAGAGCGCAGCAGGGCAGCAAAATTGGCGTTTGGATTGGAACAAAATATACAATCACAAAGAGAGGACCTTATAAAAAGAGAAATTAAGGCAATTAAAGAAAAGAACGCTTTAGGAGAAACCCTTTTTGAAGATGCCCAAGTTTTAGCCGACAAAGAAAAGGAATTATTTACCACTCAACAGGAATCTATTGAGATTCAAACGACCCTGCAAAACAAGCTTAATACCATTAATCAAGACGGCATAAACAAAGCCACAGCAGCAGCAGCAGCAGACAAAGAAAGGCAAAATTCTGTCAGGGCTTTAGCGGTGGAAATTGAGAACGCAAACGCAAAATTGGGGGGCGCTGCAACAGTTGCCAGATTAGAATTTGATAGGGCTATTAAGAAAATCCAAGAACTCAAAACAGAAGCAAAAGACTTAGGAACTGACCTGAATTTTGATAGCTTAGAATTGATTGAAGAAAGCAAATTAGTTAGGGCATTGGATGGTATTTTAGGAGATACAGGCACACTACAGCCTAAATTAAATGAACTAGGGAAAATTGCAGCATTGAACTTTAAAAGCGGCTTAGAGGGTGAGTTAAATCAATCATTACCAGAAGATTTAGGTCAAAATGCTATTGCGCAAGCAGAGAAAATGCAAAAAGACTTTGAGAAAAAATTATTTAAGTCGGATGTAAAAGAGGGTGGTATTTTTTCAGCTTTAGGATTTAAATTAGGTGTTGATGGTGATGAACAAAAAGTACTTTCTGATTCGCTAAAATTTGCGAGTGACCAATTAAACCAGTTTGCAGCACTAAGGAAGCGTGTAGCTGACCAAAACGTAAAAAATGCAGCAGATGAAGTAAGTAGCGCAGAATCAGCACTACAGGCAGAAATTGCCAGCAGAAATGCAGGGTTTGCACACAATGCAGAGACAGCAGCAAAGGAATTAGAGACAGCCAAAGCAAACCAGCGCAAGGCATTAAAAGACCAAGAAAAGGCACAAAAGCAGCAATTAGCTTTACAAACCATTCAACAGGCCTCAAACTTAATTACAGCAGTTTCTAAAATTTATGCAACCGTGGGTTTTCCCTTTTCCCTTATCGCTTCGGGCTTAATGATAGGCAGCTTTGTAGCCAGCAAAGTAAAAGCGTTCCAAGTTGCCCGTAAAAAAACTTTTGGCAAAGGTGGTTTAGAAACAATCGGAGGCGGCACACATGCAAGCGGTAACGATACCTATTTAGGTTTTGAAAGCGAAGGAAAACCAGCCTTTGCAGAAAGGGATGAAGCACACATGATAATTAATAATAAGCAAGCCCCAAAATACAAATCAATTCTGCCTTTGATTGCTAAGAGCCTGAATGAGGGTACTTTTGAAAATCATTTTCAATCCATCAATAAAGCTGCCAATGATATTCCTTTGTTTATAGAATATAAATCTGATAACTCAAAAATGGAAGGGTATTTGGCACAAATGGCAGCGAAAAAACAGGAGCAATATTTTAGGGATGGTTCAGGTAATTTGGTGCGAATTAGAGGCAATGTAAAAACAACTTATAGAGCATGATAAAAGAAACCGAAATAGCAGAAGAAATAAACACTAATATTTTCATAACAATTATTTAAGGGTTAAAACCCTAACAATAAGCTAAAAATATCAAAAAGTCAAATGTAAAAGACGAATAGACAGGAATTAAATAAAAAAAGCTGTCCGATACACGAACAGCTATAAATAATAAGTAGTCTAAAAAGTTAGATTATTGTGTTTTTGAAAAATTATATTTGTTTTGCTAAATCAAGGCTCAAATGGTTAAAGATTTGCTGATACTTGTGTCGCTTCCACTCCTCAATATTTTCATATTCTGGATGAGAAACAAAATGTTCGGACATTTCAAAAAGCATATTTAGGACATCATTGGCGTTAAAGTGCTTTCGGGTATTCTTTAGTTTTATCTTAGTCATGGTTAGGCGTTTTGAGCGTTAAGAGATTGGAAAACTTCAATTAGGACAGATTTAGGATAAGAACCTACTTCACCAAATCTAGGGTCAGGCACTTTGTCTATAGGAAAGCCTTTCTTCTTACAGATTGCAGAAGCTTTCCTTCCTAAATTAGCAGCCAACTTAATACCTACTTTGATGCCTTGCAAAGTGCCATATCCTGCCACGGTGAAATAATCGGGGCGCGTAGTGGTCTTGGCTTCCAATAAGGTTAATCGCTCTTTAATCTCAATTTGTGCCAATCGCATAGCAATAATTGGGTCTTGTGCCATCTTTAAAACAGCCTCATTCGATTTTTGAAGTTTGGCTTCGCATTGGATGAAGTATTGGCGAGCTTGTTGACCCTGTTTGTTGTTCTGGACCATGGACAATTCTTTTGCCATGGAGAGGGTAAGGGCGTAGAAATATTTCTTTCCACCGTTTTCCCTATTTTGGGAAAACGTCACAAAGTGCTGATTTTCAGTAAATTGATATTTTTCAATTAACCGTTTAATCCAAGTTATGAACTTTGTCTTAACTTCTAAAAAGGAATGTAATTCACGTGCAGATACGCACTTTTGGGAAGCTTTACCAATTTTTGTTTCCCGAATTGGTACGAGTTGATTTAATACTTCTTGCATTGGTTATTGTGCTTTTAAGTGAAAAAAGAAACTGCGGTCGTTGCACAATAACCATATAGGTACACGAGGTACTTTGCAAGTTAAGGTGTCAGTCTCAGTCGGGGTAATTAATCCCTTCCTCTCTGACTGCCGCAGTTATATCTTTGCTTGCAAAATCTTCATTATGGGCATAAAAAACCCATCCTATATAAAATTATTGTGCAATACAAAGATACAATACATATTATAAATAAAAGAATCTATAAATATTCAATAAAATACAATAATGACTCTTTTTAAAGAAAAAAGTGTTAAATTTCAGAAAAAAAATAAAATTTGAATAATTACACCTTCACATTGACTTATGACAGCGAATCAAAAGTTGTTAATCCTAGTATCATCAAAGCAGGTGTACATGCTAAAGGGGGGGCTTTTGTGACTGAAAGAGAGAATGAACAAAAATTTTATAGAACCAAATTAAACGGAAAATTAAGGTTTCAACGTGAAAGCTTCCATTTTATAAATAACGCCCCTTTTGAATCTGAATTTATTATTAATGTAACTGAAAATTCAATTGAAGTTTTCAACGGTGTTTTTTATAAAACGGACTGCGATTTTGACCAAGACAAAGCTACTTTAGTAGTACAGCCAAACCCTTCAGACAATTATAAAACGGTTTTAGAGGGATTAGAAAGAGAATTTAACCTAGTAGAAATTGCAGAAGAAACCAAAGAGGTAAATTATAAAAAAAGCCCTTTGATTCAGTTGTATATTGCAGGTAGTAGTTCAATTAGTAACCATGTAATAGGGACATATTGGGAATTGGCAGTTGAAACGCCTGTTTTTGATGAATACACCCTAGAAAATGATTATTTTTTTAAAGCTGACTACCCTACAACCTACCTACCACCAGCAGACAATTTGCCAGCAGGAGCGAGTGGAAACTATCTTAATTCAACAGCCCCCAACGTTTCACAACCTATCGCCTTAAAAGTGTACACTAATGGGGTTTTCAGTTTTCAGCTAGTCAATGTTGGCGACCCAAACGACCCACACGACCCTGAAAAAGATGTTGTAGTATGGGAATTATACGAAATAGCGACCCTAAAAGTCGTTTTCACGGGCGTAAATGATGAATCTTTAGGGGAAACGACTTTTAGAAAAAATACAGATCCTAATATTACTTTTCAGGTGTTTTCTTCCAAGATTTATGCTAGGTATTTGACAGACCAAGCAACAGTAAATGGAGCGCCTACAAACGATTTACCTAGTAGTGATATAATTAGTACTGAACTGGGTTATAAATATGTTTTACCAATCAATGTCACTTCTATAGTTCCAAGCTCAGAAAGTGCCTTAATTAATCAAGGCTTTGGGCGCTATCCTAATAGTCTGACTGAATATTTTGTAAAACCAATTTATACTGAAACGCTTTTTCCTTTGAGCAGGTCAACGTGGTCAATCAATAGCCTTTGGTTTTATTACACCCCTACCCTATTGCAATTGGTGACTGATGGTGCAAAAGCCCAACTTTTAAAAGATGGTTATAGCTTGCATGGGGTAATATCTGGACTGTTAAATAATATTGATTCTAGTATCACTTTTTCTAATGATAGCAGCTATTCGCAATTTTTATACGGTCTACCAAATCCAATTTCAACAGCCTTTGAGCCAAAAATAATTATTACACCAATTACTAATATAACCGTAGGGGAATATGACCAGCCAGCAAACAAATCACTTATTAAATTAAGTGAGGTTTTAAACATGCTAAGGGGTGTTTATAAGCTTTTTTGGTTCATTGACAGCAGTAACAAACTTAGGCTAGAACATGTAAATTATTTTGAAAATGGGGGTAGCTATTCATCGCCCATAATTGGCACAGATTTAACGCAAATAATCGAACCTAAAACGGGCAAAAAATGGGGTTTCCTTACTTCTAAATACAAGTTTGATAAAATCCAGATGCCTGACCGTATGACTTTTAAATGGGGGGGTGATGCTAGTGAACCATTTAAGGGCTATGATATAGTTATACGCTCAAATTTTGTGGAAAAGGGGAACATTAAAGAAATCACTATAGCAAAATTTGTTACTGATTTAGATTTTCTTTTATCCCAACCAAACGAATTTTCAAAAGAAAGTTTTGTTTTGTTAGGAGTGACAGGAGTTGATATTTTAAAGGTTGAATATACCACTATCACAAAAGATGCTAATGTAGATTGGATTGCCCAAAACGGCAATTTATCATTCACTTATTTGCATGATAAATTTCACCGTCACGGACTGCCAGCCAGTAAAGTAACGATCAACGAACAGGACATTACAGCAAGCAGCGTACAGCGCCACAAACTACAGGAAATCAACTTTCCAAGTGCCACCGAACCAAACGCCATGCAGTTAGTAACAACTGCATTAGGCAATGGAAAAATAGACAAACTAGATAGAAATTTATCTAGCAAATTTGTAAAAGCCACCTTACGCCATGATACCGAGAGTTAACTATAATACTATAGGGATATACGAAAGTTTAGACTTTCAAAAGCATAGGCAAAGTTATGCTTATGACCGTGTATTCCCCTTGCCTGTTTTAAAGGATACACTATTACCCTTTCAGTTTGCCGTGCCAAACGGAAAAATAATTAATTCCTTCTTTTTGGTAAAAGTAGAAGATAATAGCGAAATAGATATTTTTGCGGCGGCAACAGGTGGAGGACTAGTAGTAGCCCCTGGTGATGGGTTCAATGTAGTGGTATATCCTGCCAGTACGGTATTAGGCACAGGGGAAACAATAGGACAGTATTATTATAAATTTACGATTGGTGGGGTTACGTATTATTCAGATATTTTTATATGGAAAGAGGCAACCTCTGACCTTATAAAGATAGAATGCTGGCATGGGGAAAATATAGACTATTCAGGCGGTCAAATAAGGTATAGAGCACCCTATAAATCGACTGTTTATGTTTGTTCGGAAATTGGTAAACCGTCATACCCCTATGAAGAAGAAGTAGAAGAAAGAGACGGGTATAATTTTCCTGTTCAGCAAACAAGTTACAAGCTACATAAATTTGTGATGATAGCCCCTGAATACTTGATTGATTTTTTTAGACTTTTTCGGCTACATGATTTTGTCGAAATCACCGCAAAAGGCCAGGTTCATTCAGTCGATGAATTGATAATGAATGATCCCGAATGGTTCAATGATGGTGACATGGCAAGTGTATTGATTGAGTTCAAAACAGATTCAATTGTATCTGTAAATGCAAGGGGGGTAACTAGCTTGGATTATACAATTGTACAGGTTGCCAATACCTGCCCCCTCAATATAGTCAGCAAACACACTAACCACATCACAGCAGCAGCAGCAGGGGTTTCAGCAGGTCAATATTTTGCCTATCTGGATTTTGCAGGTATAGTTGTCCAGTTAGATGCCAGCCTATCCTATTTCAATGACACCGAAGCCAGCGCAGCATTAACAGACGATTCTTGTTATGCAGTCACAATAGGGAATCCTTATGGCTTACCTAAGAACGCAATAAGGAAATTGAACCCTACAACTACCTACACTTCAGACGCTTTGGCAGATGCTGGGGGGATTGCTTCAGATGGAATATATTATGCAGGTCACGGGCATGAAAGTGCAGTACCTTATGGCACAGCATTAATAAATAAAACAGTATAACATGAAAAATATAATCTTTGGTTTTATCATTTTCTTATTGCTTGCCTTTGCGAGTATAGCGCCCGAAAAGGGGGCAGGAATTTGGTATTTTTCGGGCGTGCCAGACACCGCAGCAGAAACGACTTTAGGCAGCGAAGTTGCTTTTAACTATGCTGATAAATCGCTTTGGGTTTGGGATAGAACAGGGTCAGCATGGGAATATTTAAACAAAATCCAATATAAAGCAGGAACGCCAAGCGGAGCGCCCACAAATGGGAACATAGGATATTTTGACACTACAACAGGCATATTTTACAGGTGGACAGGTGCAGCATGGATAGAACTTAGTGAAGTAAGCATAGACCCTGCCAGCAGCCCATCTTTGACTGAGACAGGGGGCGTTTTCACGCTTGATTATGCAAACTTAGTGGCAAGTGATGCAAATAGTATTGCCCTTGCAATTGGCGCAAGTCCAACGGCTGTCACTACCTTGAAAGACAGTAGCTTTATTCTGTTTTCAGATGGTACAAACACTATCCAAGCAAAAGACACTTTTACTTTTACTTCCAATCAAACGGCAATAGTTCAAACGATTGGAGGCACAACAGCCAATGGAACATTAACAACTGACTTAGATTTATCTAACCTAGATTCAACCCAAACTAGCAACATGGCTACTAGGTTGACCCTAGAGGGGGCAGCTTTGGCAATCCTTAACGCTGCAATTTCTAGCAAACCGATACTAGCAACAATTGCAAATGGTTCTGGTCAGGATATACACGCAAAATACTTAGGCAAAGCCCCTACATTTACAGGGAATAATGGAGTTTTCACCCTTGCTTTTGATAGGGATAGTACAGATTTACAAAGTTGGCGTTTTGGAGGTGGCACAGGGGAAAGTGTTTGGGATGGTTCAGGTGATTTGTCTATAAATATTACGATTTCAGGGGGCAATATCAACACAGATGGAATAGATGAATATTTCGCAAATCTGCAACTGGTCAATTCTGGAAACAATGAAGTATTAAGCGACCCCAAAGGGCAGCTTACTGTATCTATTTTTCAAGAAAGGACCGCAACTGGAACGGTGCAAATCAGAGCATCAAACCTGAACGGGTTCAGTACTGAAGGTTTTAAATTAACAGCAAATTATTAATATGCTAAGATATAATTTTCTCGTACTTGCTTTGGTTGTGGCGCTTACTATTCAAGTAAGCGCACAATTTAGGGCATCTATAGAGTGTACTAATTTTGTACTTGTTTCAGATTCTACTTATACAGGAGATCTAAAAAAGTTCATTGACCAGACAAATAATAATTACCTACCATCACAGGTGCAACAGGGGTATGTTTTAACAGATGCAAATTTTAAGCTTTATGTTATTGATGCTATAAACAGCACTACTTTTTCTTCTTTAAGCGTGACGGTAACAAAAACCGAAGGGGGCAAAAACTTTCCCCCTTTTGGTACAGGGCAAATAAGCGAAAATTTGAAAGAAGATTTTTTGGCAGTTGTTCCAGATAATCAAAATTCTGTTAGCCCTGTTTTGAAAAGTTCGATTGAAAGCAGGAACTATAAAAAGCAAGCCGATTCATTGAATTTTTTATTAAACAATTCGATTGATAGCATTCAGTTTGAAAATGATAGTATAAGCGTTTACTATCACCGAAAAGAACAGGGCAGGATTAGAATAGGAAATGGCCTATTAGTACTAGATACAGCAACAGTTGGCAGCAGTAGTTTTATTGATGTCAGCTTTGATTTACCTATTGCCAATATTGACAATGAATTAGAAGTCATTAGGGATGGTTTTGCCTGTTCGCATGGTAGGGATTATACAATTGGTTTAGATGGTTCAGGCAACAGGCGCAGAATCACCTTTGTAATAGTTTTGATGAATGAATTTGTAAGAATAAAATTAAGAATATGAGGTATTTATTTTTAGTATTTATTTTTTGGTGCAATTTGGCTAGTAGTCAGGTTTGTAGTGTAGACACTATAGGTATCAAAGTGTGCGAATTCGATATAATAGAACATGTAATACCTGTTCATGTAGGCTATACAGGAACGCCCGACACCGTATTGATTGAGGCAACAGGCTTAGACTATAGTTTTGAACCTCAATATTTTAGAATGTTTCAGCATTTTATTAACCCTTCCAATATTAATACTTTTCATTTTCCTATTTACAATGTTGATAATAGTATTGATAGCATAGATGTAAAAGTTACCCTAATAGGAAACACCTGCAACGCTGCCAGTCACTTTCTTATGAAAACTTTGATTGTAGATGACCCTATTTGCTTTTGTAACGATTTTTTAGTTTTGTCAGGCACTTTGAATGAATCAAAAAATTATTATGCAGCTAGTTATATTACTAGTAGTCAGGAAATCTTAACAGGTAATAATGTTCTTTATTCTGTCAAAACCTATGTTGATTGGGGTGACGGTTTCCAAGTAGATGACGGGGCAATATTGGACATAAATTTTATTGGATGCGATTTATAACAATTATATTATTCTTAGGTATTTCTTCTTTTTTGGGCGCTCAGAATGAGGGCATGAACCCTGCATTGATTAAACCAGCACCAGGGGCAGGATACATGCTAAAATCTTATGACCTGTCAGGTAGGGCGAAATGGGTGCTAGTTACTGAAGTAATAGACACGGCTAGTATGAATAATTTGATAGATGAAAATAATCAAATGGTTGCAATTTCACCCCTACTGGATGGTTCAGGTGATACATTAGGAACAATTTTTATGCTGTCAGGTTCAGGGGGTCAATTATACATGAAAAAAGGATGGGGGGTTGAATTAAATACAGATGGATTAAGCACTATTATTGGAGTTGATACAACAACCTTAGATGTAAGATATTTATTACAAAATGATGCAAAGCTGGCAGGGATTGAGGCAGGCGCTGAAGTCAATGTGCAGTCTGATTGGGATGCTGATTCAGGTGATGCTTTGATTTTGAATAAGCCTACAACCATCACAGCAGGACAAGCCAATGAAATCACAGCGAACACGGCAAAGAATACCTACCCAAGTGCAGATGCTTCCAAGCTGGCAGGGATTGCAGCAGGGGCAGAAGTCAATGTGCAGTCTGATTGGGATGCTGATTCAGGTGATGCTTTGATTTTGAATAAGCCTACAACCATCACAGCAGGACAAGCCAATGAAATCACAGCGAACACGGCAAAGAATACCTACCCAAGTGCAGATGCTTCCAAGCTGGCAGGGATTGCAGCAGGGGCAGAAGTCAATGTGCAGTCTGATTGGGATGCTGATTCAGGTGATGCTTTGATTTTGAATAAGCCTACAACCATCACAGCAGGACAAGCCAATGAAATCACAGCGAACACGGCAAAGAATACCTACCCAAGTGCAGATGCTTCCAAGCTGGCAGGGATTGAGGCAGGCGCTGAAGTCAATGTGCAGTCTGATTGGGATGCTACCACAGGTGATGCTTTGATTTTGAATAAGCCTACAACCATCACAGCAGGACAAGCCAATGAAATCACAGCGAACACGGCAAAGAATACCTACCCAAGTGCAGATGCTTCCAAGCTGGCAGGGATTGAGGCAGGCGCTGAAGTCAATGTGCAGTCTGATTGGGATGCTACCACAGGTGATGCTTTTATACTAAATAAACCTAGTTTGTTTGATGGTAACTATAATTCACTTTCAAATTTACCTAGTCTGTTTGATGGTAACTATAATTCACTTTCAAATTTACCTAGTCTGTTTTCTGGTAGTTATACAGACTTAATAAATAAGCCTACAATAAACAATCTTATTACAACTGGATTAGGTTTAGATTTAGAGGCAATAAATACAGAACTTTATTTGAATTTTGCAGAATTGCCCACGGATGACACTCCTATAAGTACCTCTTATTTTGTGTATGCTGATGCTACAGAAGAAAAGAAAATTTCATTAACAGAATTTAATGCTGTTATAGCCCCTACATGGGCAAATGTTTCAGGAAAGCCTACGACAATCACAGCAGGACAAGCAAGCGCAATAACGGCGAACACGGCAAAGAATACCTATCCAAGTGCGGATGCTACAAAATTGGCGGGAATTGCCACAGGTGCGGAGGTCAATGTAAATGCGGATTGGGATGCCACTACAGGGGATGCCTTGGTTTTGAACAAGCCTAGTCTGTTTTCTGGTAGTTATACAGATTTAACAAATAAGCCTACTATAAACAACTTAGCAAGCGCCAACCAAACACAAACGGGCGCAAATGGAAGTACTAGAATATATAGTTACTATAATAAAGGGCTTTGGTTTGCTTCTAGTGGTACAGGTAGCGCATTCACGGTGCAAGCAAAAGATATAGGAATTGCAGCAACAGCAGGAGGCAGTATTTTAATAGATGGGGAAGGCGGTACAGTAAATATTCAGCCAGCCAGTGGTACGAATGTGGGCGGATTTATGAAAAATATAACTACATTTGGACAAGTCGAATTTGAAAAAATCTTAGGTACAGATGTAACCGTTACAGACCCCACCACGGCAGGAAATAACGATTTGAATACAGCACTATCTAATATAAATAGTAATGTAGGAGCACCAGGTCAGCAAGGTCCACAAGGTCCAGAAGGTCCACAAGGGCCAGCAGGCGCTGATGGTATTACTGGAGTAATATTTCAAGAAACAGGAAATCTTAATTTCACGCTAATAAATGACGCTATAATTAGATTTAATTCAACGGATTTTAATTTAGATTCTAGCAATCCTAGTTTGTTGACGATTACAACAAACAAAACCAACATGCTTAGTACTAATTTGACAGGAAGCGCAAACCCATCTCACACTAATACAGGAACTTGGAGCTTACAGAATAATCTAAGCAATGGTGCAACTAGTAACCTTCAATTCACTAATACGCAATCGAATTTAATCTACGGAAAAAGCGGAATACTTGGTTCTGTTACCATAGAAGAAGATGGAGCTAAACTATTACATACCGCAAATATTGCTAATGGATTTGCAGAATTAAACGTCAAACAAGTCAACGGAAAAACAAACGTTATAGCAGAATTAGAAAATTACGCAAATGAGGCCGCAGCAATTGCGGATACTGACTTATTACAATTTTCCCTATACAGAATAGGGACAGATGTTAGAATAAAATTATAAATCAAATTAACATGAAAAAGATATTATTAGGGGTTTTATTTTTTGCATATATGCAAATTTCTTTGGCTCAACTTAGGGTGGATGCTAATAGTCAATTACATATCGGCGGCACTAGTCCGACCGAGCGGCTTGACGTAAACGGAGCTATTCGGATAGGCACAACAGCCAATACCAATGCGGGTACTATTCGATATTTGTCAAACGTATTTGAAGGGTACAACGGAACGGCTTGGGTAGATTTGTCTAGTCCTTCAAA